GGTGGTTATACAGGGTCTTCAGATGCTGCAAAGAGAAGAGAGAATTCAATTTATGAAATGAGTTTAGAAGCTAAAGGAGACTTATCTCCCCAAGGCGTGTCTAAGATTGTTTCTTCAGATTCTGCAGAGATTGCAGAGGGTTACACCGCGCTGTTAACTAAGTTACTACTTGATAACAATAAGTTAGCATTATTCACACCGTATAGCAACGAAGTGGCCTCTATAAAGGCCTCCCAGGTTGCATCGGATGTAGTGAACTACTGCCTATTCAATTCTAATCCTAATGGCTGGACTAAGCTTGAAACATGGATTAAGTCTGCAGTTGTATTTGGGAACAGTGCGCTAACCTGGGGATGGGAAGAAAGATTTGACTACGAAGTTGAAGAGTACGATACCATTCAACAAGAAGTGCTAGATCAAATCTTGTCTGATACAGATGTAGAGATTGTTGGAGATCTTAACATCCAAGAGAGCGAATTTATCAACCTAGAGTTAGGGGATACCGTTGTCTATGAAGATGTTAGATTAAGACGAAAGATTGACAAATCTGGAGTTAAGGTAACTAATATACCTCCTGAATCATTTATGATTGATAAGGCAGCAGATACAGTTGCTGAGGCTAAGTTTGTTGGTTTAGTAACCGACATGACCCATTCTGAGATTAGAATTAACTGGCCAGACTTTACTGGAGACCTTTCTGAGATGGGGGAAGAGGCTTCTTTCAGAGATTCTGAATGGTCTCTTGAGTCTTATGCTCGTAAGCAATCAGCAGGTATCGATAACTGGAGTAATGTAGATGATGCGGAAGATGAGGCAAATATCTCTATTACTGTGGTTGAATGTTGGATTCGTTCTGATCGTGACGGTGATGGTATTGCTGAATTAAAGCATGTCATTAAAGCTGGAAACACAATTCTAGAAGAAGAAGACGCTTCCTATATTCCGATTGCAATATTGAATCCAATTGAGATTCCTCATGAATTCTACGGGTTGTCATTATTAGATATGGCTCGCCCACAGACGCAAGCTACTACAGCTGTTATGCGTGGCTTCGTAGAGAATGTTTATTTTGGTAATTACGGCAGAACGCTAGCCGATCCTAATGTAGTAGACTTTGCCGCTTTACAGAACCCATTACCTAAGCAAATTATTGCTACTAACGGTTCTCCTGCGAATGCTATACAACAGATTACTCCTGAGCAAATAAGCCCAGGAACAGCTGGAATGCTTGAGTTCTTAGGTTTGCAAAAAGAGCAATCAACAGGGCTTACTAAAACTGCAATGGGATTAAATGATACATTGTTTGTTTCTGGCAACTCTGAGCAGAAGATGGCTGGCGCTCAGAACGCTGCTCAAATTCGTGTTGAACACATTGCTAGAAGATTTGTTGAAAGCGGTATTAAGGATTTATGTCGTGGAGTCTTGAAAGAGATGAAGTCGAATTTAAAGAATCCTATGAGATACAAGACAGACAAAGGTTATGCTTCATTATCTGCTGATGATTTACAGACCATGCCTTCAAATATGGATCTTGAGATACAAGCTAACCTTGGGGAGAATTCAAATCAGAACACTGGTATGAAATTGAATGAAATAGCTCAATTACTTCCTATGATGGCCCAAGATCCTGAGGCAGCTGCATATATAAATCCAATGGCTGCATTTAATCTTGCAACTGATATTGTGGCAAACATGGGTCTAGATCCTACTAGATACTTAATAGATCCTGCTGATGAAGCTGCTCAACAACAGATACAGCAGAAGCAACAAGAGGCAAATGATCTTTCTGAGAAAGCTAAGCAGATAGAGTTGGCTAAGGCAGAGCTTGATACTAAGACAGCTTCTGCTAATATTAGTTACTTGAAGGCTGAGATTGACAATAAGAAGATTGATAATAAGCGTCAGTTACTCACAGCACAAGATGAATCAAATCGTAAGTGGGCTGAGGTCGCTGTTAAAGCTCAAGGAACTGAAGGGGCACAAGTGCCTAGACAAGTTCCTGTTGACTTTGAAAGCCTTTATCAGGATACTGAAGAGCAAGAGAAAGAAGCAGCAGAGATACAACAGCAAGGTGAGCAATTAGCCCAAGCTGCTATAGAAAACCCTGAGCAAGCTATGCAGATGGCAGAGCAAATGGGTATGGATCCATCAGCAATGATGGGTGGGCAACAACAATAGATGAGAGATAGATGACACAAAAATACAATAGACAGCAGGGTTATAAGAAAGACCCTGATGGAAAACCAAAAAAGGTATCGGTTTATGATGATGCACAAAGGACCTTGACTAAAGGCTACCAATGTGATGAAATAAAAGATACTATGACTATGGTGACTGAGGATATTCTCAATCAACTGTTTACACAGTGGCTAGAAACTAAGCACTTTGAAACAGAATCGAGAGAGTTTCTCTATAAGTTAGCAATTAGTCAAGGAGCAGTGATGAAGAACATCGAGCGCTCAATTACTGCTAAAAATAACAAAGCTCGTGAAAAGGATGATGAATGATGAATGATGTAGAGGGAAAAGCTCTAGCTAGAATTGAATCTAGCATAAAGATGACATTAAGTACGATTGCTTTAGGGCGTGGGCTAGGTGCTCAAGCTTCTGAGCTTAACAACTTAATTAAAGCTAAAGAAAACATTCTTGCAATGCAAAGGCTTAATGCTAAAGCAAAACCAGCGAAGAAAGAGGTTACGCAAGAAGGTTCAGTTACATGTGAGCATTGTGGTCAAACAGGGTTAACAAAGTTAACTTATGGTAGATGGCACGGTGATAAATGTAAAGGCAAGAAATAAGAGGTTCTATTTAAGAACTATTTGATGATTGATTGAGAGGGTTTAAATAGACCCTCCTATAATAGGAGACTATATGTCAGAACAAAAAAGCGAAGCTACCTTTAGTAATGGAGATGAGTCGCAAGTTTCAGACTTTGACTTTGATGCTTTGGCGGATGAGATGCTCGGTACAGATGAGATCGCTACCCAAGAAAGTAATGAAGACACAGAAGAACTCACAGACGGTGATCCCATCGTTGACGAGGACGCTGAAGAAGTTGATGAAGTAGAGGAAGATAGTGAAGAGGAAGAAGCTGAGGATGAGGATGAGTCTACGGACGCTACCCAAGATGACGATGCAGATGATTCGGAAAAAGGTGAAGAAGGTGAAATCGATATGGACTTTGTAGTCCCAGTTAAGATTGATGGGGAAGAAAGCAATGTCACTATGGAAGAGCTTGTCGCTAATTATCAGACTAAACAACATCAGTCGAAGAAAGGGGATGAACTTGCGAAACAGGCAAAAGAGTTAGATGCTTATAAAGCAGACGCTCAGGTATTTGCTCAAATAAATGCACAGTTACTACAAGATCAAGATGACAAAGACAAGCGAATCTTATCAAACCTTGAAAAGAAGGTTGATGAAGCTTACGCTGAAGATGACTTTGAAGCTAGTAAACTAGAAAGACAGTTTAATAAGGCGACAAAGGAATATTCTCAACGTAAAACTAACAGAGATTCAATGTTGGAAAATATGGGACGAAAGGTTCAAGAAGAGCAAGTGGGGCAATTCAACAAACAAGTTGAAGCATTCCATACTGCAATTCCTGAGTATGTTCCAGATTGGTCAAACGATGTGGCACAAGCTAACAGAGAGTTCGCTTTAAAAGGCGGACTACCTGAACATCTTGTTGACTCAATGGTAGATCCTGCAGTAGTTGCATTTGTGGACAAATTCCGAAGATTAGCTGAAACTACTTCTAAGGGGGCTGTTAAACGAAAGAAAGCCCCAGTTAAAAGAGTCTCAACTAAAAAGCCTGTTTCTAAAACAACTAAAAAAGAAAACAGAGTTGATCAGTCTAGACAAAGAGTTAGTAAAGGCAAAGGAACAGAGAACGATTCAAAAGTTCTCTTTGATAATGTTATTGACAATATGTTTGGCTAGTCAGCCTGTCTAATATAAGGATAGCAAAATGGCTACTAAATTTGGTACTTCAACCATAACGGGCAGTTTTACTGCTCAGGGTTCTCAGAAAGAGGACCTAGCAAACTACATCTCTAATATATCTAGAGATATGACTCCATTCATGTCTTCAATCGGTAAGAACAAAGCTTCTGCGATTACTCATGAATGGTCAACCGACACTTTAGCTGCTGCTGCATTGCAAGCTGCAGTTGAAGGTTCAAGCTTCGCAGAATCTGCCGGTCCTGTTGTACAGAAGATTGATAACAAGGCACAGATCTTTACTAAAGGTATTCGTGTTTCTGGTTCTCTTGAAGCTGTAGACAAGGCTGGACGTAAGTCTGAATTCAAATATCAGACTGAGAAGCGAGGTAAAGAAATCATGCGTGACATTGAGAAGACTTTAGTGTCTTCTCAAACAAAAGGTACGCAAGGCTCTTCAGCCTCAGGTGGCATTCAAGCATACGCTCGTAAGATGGGCGGATACCAGTCTTATGCTGGTGTAGCAGAATCTGTTGCATCTGTAACTTCTGGATCATTAACAGTGACACAAGCTGCTGGTGATGGTTCTGATGTTGCATCTTCATCTGGTACTGGTAAGGCTTCTGAGCCATTTACTTTAGCAAGCATCAATGAAATTCTTCGTGAAATTAACGGCGAAACTTCTGCAGCTCCATCTAAAGTAATGATGTCAACAGCTAACAAAGTAAACTTCTCTAACTTAGTTAATACTTCTTCTATGAATACTCGTAGAAATATTGATGAGAAGGGCAAGTTACGCCAATCAGTTGATTTGTATGAATCTGACTTTGGTGATGTTGAGTTAGTTCACAACTACTTAATGGATGATACTGAAGTGTTCGTTTACGATCCTTCTCTATTATCAGTTGCAACTCTTCGTCCGATTCAGTTCCGTGATATCAACGAAGACGGTGACTCTTTACGTTCTTACATGGTACACGAGTGTACTTTGGAAGCTAAGAGTCCATCTGGTAACGGTGTTATCATTGATGTGTCTTTAACTTAATAGGTTAAGCAAAGTTGAATTAACCCCTGCTTTCGGGTGGGGGTTATTCTTACCAAGAAAGATTCTAAGAGTCTTTGTCGGTAAGAATAATAAAGAGATGAGAGATGAGAGAAATAAGAGAACAATTATTTAAAGATTATGAAGTACATTCAGATGCCAGTGGCATTGGTATAGTACAAGATATCGAGCCTCATTTAGAATGGGCGAAAGCTCAAAGAGAGTTCGGTAAAAAAAACAAGCGAATCGATTCAGGATTTAAACCGTTTTGCAATGTACCAGATACAATTGCATTAGATATTATGACAAAGTATGGAATTAATATCCATGATAAGAATATCCAACCTGAAGAAATGAGAAAGTTTAAACATATCATGAAGTTTAAATATCCTCATCTTATGTATTACTAACTAATTTAGGAGGCCTAAATGGCAACAATTACTAATCAAGCTACATTACGCACAGCAGTTGCGGATTGGCTAAATAGAACAGATTTAACTAATAGCCAGCTTGATCAGTTTATTGAAATGGGGGAGGCTATGATTTACGAATCATTAAGAGTCCCTACTCTAGAGAGGAAAGCCACTTATTCAGTTGCTAAGGCAGACTCTAATATCACAGTGCCTAACGGTTACTTAGATATGATTGAGCTTAGACTACTAGGGGCAGGTACTTGTTCAGATACTGCTTATACTACTAGGGAAACTTGTACAGCAGGCGGTGGTACCTGGTCTGATAGTGATATGGGGGACGATATTGTCTACCGTAGAGTAGGTAATAGGACTTTTCACAATAACAAACCTAACTACGCTTTTGTTAGAGAGCTTACAGAGTTCTTACTAACTAATAAAGAAGGTAAGAGAGAAGCAGAAGGTGAATTCAATTTAACTTATCATTATGCAGAGCCTCCTATTGGAACTATCATTGGTGGTGTAGAAGTTAAACCTTATATTCTTGAAGAATATGAATTAATTCTTTATGGTGCATTAGCATTTGGTTCTACTTTCTTAGGTGATATGGAAGCAGAAGGTAGATTTATTGGGTTGGTAACTGATAAGATTCAATTACTAAACAGTAAAGCTGCTAGCGCAGAACTTAAGGGTGGCGATTATTCAGCCAACTTCTCAAGTAACTTAATTTAGGAGATATCATGGCTAGAAATACTTTTTATGAAGCTGATAAACAATACTACAATACCATTAGACTAGTCTCTGGCAACACTTTACCTGAACTTAACATCACGTTAAGAGATAGTAATACTGCTGCCCCAGGAGCGACTCTGGATGAGTCAGACCCTACTACTTGGAGAGTCATAGACTTAACCAGTGTATCTACAGTTAATATGAACTTTAGAAAGATTGGTTCTACAACTATTCACGAGACACTACCTTGTACTCCAGTATCTCCTCTCACTAATGGTGAGGTTATTATGCAATGGACTACTTCGTCATTGACAGGTGTAGCAGGTGAGTATGAAGGTGAAATCGTTATTACATATTCAAGTGGTAAGATTATTACAGTAAGAGACTTATTAAAGTTCGATATCAGAGCGGGGTTCTAATATGCCAGCAAGAGCAACGATTACCGTTGTTAGTGCAGTTGTGGATATGGGGCTTCCAACAGAAGCTACGGTTACTTCTAATTATATAGAAGTTGAAATTGTAGCTTACATTGACACTTCTTCAGATAATCAATGGGTTTATGAAACAATACCATTAGGTGACGTTAGATTTAATTCTGTTGAGAAGAATCTTACTGATATAACTACACTAACTGACGAAATACCATTAACCTTCGAAAAGAATACTACGGAAACCTTAGCATTTGCTGAAGACTTCGCTAGAGTTGTGTCCTATAACAGATCATTTACAGATGCGTTTACATTAGATGATCTGAGTCAAATCGATAAAGACTTCTATGGCAATAAGGGTAACATCTTCGGATTTACAGATATTGTAGGACTAACACATAATAAAAATTTAACAGATAATTACAGTGTTGGCGACGTATTTGCCAAAGTTATAGAGTTCTACAGAGACTTTTCAGAGACTTTAAACTTAAGTGAAGAAAGAGAATTTGAAGTTCTTAAGGCAGAAGAGGATAGTGTAAATATGGGCAGCTTGCCCGCACTTGGAGTGTCTCTTCCTAAAGAAGACACTTATACAGTAGGTGACACTTCTTTCAATAGTCTTATTAAGAACTTAGTAGACGCTTTCACACTAGACGATAGTGCTTTAGTAAACAAAGATTTCTTCGGGAGTAAAGGCAATGTACTGGGCTTTTCTGAGATATTTGTTAGAGCAGTAGACTTCATAAGAGAATACACAGACTCTGTGGCTATCTTAGATAGTCCTTCAGTCGAACCTTTGTTACAGAAAGAGGACAGTGTTTCTTTTTCAGAAGTAGTATTAGTGGGTTGGATTTACGAACGTGTTATATATGACTTGTTACGTGTGCACGACCAAACCCCTAGCACACTAGGTTCTGGGGCACTAAATACTTTAGGGTTAAACACCATAGAGGATAACGTTAGAACCTTTATAGACCCAGGCGTAGCAGATGGGTTAGGGTTTAGTGATATTCAAACTAGCAGTATTAATAAAACGATTAATGATATTTTCTCGTTAGATGATGCGCTACTAGTAGATAAAGACTACTTTGGTCACAAAGGAAATGCTTTTGGTTTTAGTGAAGTTATAAGTAAAACCTTAGTGTTCGTCAGAGCTTTTGTAGATAACACCAACCTCAGCGACACTACTAATATAAGCGCCCAGAAGGCGATAGCGGACAACACTTTATTCAGTGACAATACTCTGTTTAGCACCTCAAAAGGCGTGGACGAAACCCTATTGTTATCAGAGGTAAGGGGTATGCAACTGAGTAAGGCGCTAACAGATGCTTTCGCACTAGATGACGCTGCTTTAATAAACAAGAACTACTCAGGGAATAAAGGAAATATCTTTGGCGTATCTGATGTATTCGATAGAAGTGTAATGTACGCTAGGAGTTTCCAAGAGACTGTAAGCACCTCAGATACCAACAAGGTCATCTTTACTGCTGGGAAGTCAGATAGCGTGTCTATATCTGATATACTAGAGTTCAACACTGAGTACAATAGAAACTTTACAGATACTGCGGTACTTGATAGTGTGAGCCTACTAGCTTTAGGTAAAGCTTTTACAGATACTATCAATAGTGTAACAGATGTATATGCAATAACACAAATGAAGAACCCTAGTGATACTATCGACTTTACAGATAGCACTAGGGCTACAATAGAAAAAGATGTCATAGACGGCATTGGTTTAGATGACTCGACCCTAGTCAACAAGAACTATTTTGGTAATAAGGGTAACATCATGAGTATATCGGATGTTGTAGTGGTTGACCTAGTGGTCAGCAACGCAATTAATTCGAGTGCTTTTAACACAAGATCATTCAACTAGGAGAAAGACAAATGATTAACGATAACTTTGCACTAACAGGTGCTTTAACAATTGCAGTAAACAACGAAGTAGTACAGAAGACACATAACCTTGTAGTTACTTCAGGTAAAGAATGGGTAGCTAAACGTATGGCGGGTCAAGATTCAAACATGACACACATGGCTATCGGCACAGGTACTACTGCAGCAGCAGCAGCACAAACAGCTTTAGTTACTGAGTTAGAGCGTAATGCTATGACTGTATCTGGCGGTACTGTTTCGACTAATACTATTCAGTATGCAGCAACGTATGCAGCAGGCGATGGTACTGGTGCTATTACTGAAGCAGGTATCTTTGATACTGTTGGTTCTAAAGTAGATGACATTGCAGTATCAGCAGGTGGTACAGGTTACACTTCAGCACCCACAGTTACTTTCACAAGTGGTGGCGGCACAGGCGCTACAGCTACAGCAACAGTTTCAGGCGGAGTAGTAACAGCAGTAACAGTAACAGGTGTAGGTTCTGGTTACACATCAGCTCCAACTATCGGCTTTACTGGTGGTGCAGGTTCTGGCGCAACAGCAACAGCTTCTATGAAAGAAGGTGGCGATATGCTTGCTCGTACTAAGTTTGATGTAGTAAACAAAGGCGCAGCTGACTCAATGACTATTACTTGGACTATCACAGTTTCTTAAGTTTAGTTCAATACAAGGAGGACAGCTATGTCTGTTAAATTTAGTAATAATGCGGCAACGACACTGTCCGCTACTGTATCAGCAGGAGCTACAAGCTTTACAGTATCGGATGCGTCAGCGTTCCCTACGTTAGGCTCAGGAGATTGGACATACGTAACGTTAACGCTAGAAGTTGTTAAAGTCACAGCTATCAGTGGTTCTACTTTCACTTGCGTAGCATTAGCTGCAGGCCACACTAGTGGCGAAGGTGTAGAACTACGCATGACAGCAGAACTTTTAAACGACTTTGCATCAGACACTGAATCTACAGGTACGTCAGTCGCAATGTCTATTGCATTAGGATAGGAGAATAAAATGGCAGAAACATTCAAATTAAGAACAGGAGCAAGCGTTAGTAATTCAGCGCTTGAAACTATATACACAGCACCAGCTAGCACTAGCACCGTTGTTATTGGTTGTGTTTTAACTAACAAGTCAGCTTCTAATATCACAGCAGATATTCAGATTGTGACAGCATCTACAACGGGTGAAAACCAAGATGATGTTTACATTGCTAAAGGTGTACTAATTCCTTCATCAGACTCATTAGAGATTATTGAAGGCAAAGTTGCTATGGAAGCAGGAGACAAATTTAAAGTTCTATCATCAGCGGCAACTGCCCTTGATGTGGCTTTAAGCATACTGGAGATTTCGTAATGGGCTATAGATATTTAAACACGGGTACAGCAGTACCTGTCTTCGCAGCAGAACCTCCTTTAGCAACTGAGGGCAGTCTTTACTATAATTCTACTTCTGATATTTTTTACATCAGTAATGGTACGCAATGGAACTTAGTATCTAATGCAAGTCCTACGACAACAGGTGGAACACGAACTATTGATGCTTTATCTGAAGGTGGCACGTTCTCGTATGACTTAGGTGATGACTTTACAGACGATGTAGATACTGACGCTCAATTAATATACACGTTAACATCAGGAACTTTACCTAGTGGTTGTACATTGCCTACAACAGGCAACTCAGAATTTACAGGTACTGCTAGTGGAGTATCAAGTAATACTAATTACACATGGACTATTAAAGCTACAGATACAAGTGGTGGTACTGCTACTCAGAATTACCAACAGACTATTAACACAGTCGTTCCA